ATTGAACCTTGTGGTAGTTTATAGTTAGGCATCCCTTTTTTAACATTTCTTTCTATTGTAATAACACCAACTTTTAAGTAATCAGCAAGTTCTTGCTTAGTCATCATATATATCACTTCCTTTCTATGTGAACATTATACAACATTAATAATATAAAGTCAATACTTTTAACTACAATATTTAAACAAAATTTTATTTCCTAGAGCGAGTAAGTGTACAAGATTTTATTAAAATAAGTTTAACAAATTTGATAAAAAAGCTTGACTTATATACAGTAGTGTAGTATAATAGCATTATCAACATAAAACAAGTTGCAGAGAAGCAAATTAAAAACACTGTAAAGTTTGATTAATAGAAAGAGAGGTGAATAAAATGGGGTTAATAGAATTGTTAACATTATTAACAGTAGCAAGTATTAAAATGCTAATACCACTAATAATACTAATAATTACATTATTAATAATACAAACTATAATATATAAAACAATAAAATTTAGTTTATACAATTATATATATAAAAAAATAGAGGAGGCAAAATAAATGTTAGAATGTCAAAAAAAAGCTAAAGCAAAATGGGCAAAAGAAAATACATATACAAAACAAATTAGATTTTACAAAAACAAACTACCAATTGAAATTATGGATAAAGCAATAGAAAATATAAGAAAAGATGGAAATACTTTTCATAATTTTATAAGTGAAAAATTAAAAGAAATGGGGGAAAGATAATGACAATTGAAGAACTTAAGAAATGGATGTTAGAAGTACAAGATATTAGAGAAGTTGGAGAAGCTACAAAAGAAGCTGCGAAGAAAATGTTAAGCTATATAACATTACTTGAAAATGATATTGTATATAAAAATAATATGATAGAAAAATTATTAGGAGGTACAAAATGTTAGAAAATTTAAAAGATTTATTAAAGTTAGATTCAGGAATAGTTGAAATAAATGATACTATTAAAATAATAAAAATAGCAGATGATGAATGTGATAGAATAGTTATAAAGTTTGAAGATGTTTTAGAAGAGCAATCAATAAAGTTAGAAACAAACGATATAGATTATATACTAGAAGTAATGTTAGATGAATATAAAACATTCTGCAAAATGCTTGGTAGAAATCAAGTTTATAGAATTCAAAAAAGATTGGAGGATTAATGTGAAAGAAATTGAAAAAACAGAAGAATTAATTGAAATGGGTAATAGTGCAATAGATAGTTTGAGAATAGCTTTAAGTGAATTAGACAATGAAACTATATTTCAAGAAGCAATAAATTATTTAAAAGACACAATAGAAGAATTAGAAGAAGATGTTGAAGAATTACAAAAAAAATTAGATAAATTGGAGGGAAGTAATAATGGATAAATTAGAATTATATAATAAATTTAAAGAAGTACCTAAAAATGCAAGTAAACAATTTGATAATGGAAGTTTTAAAGGAACTGATATAAACTCAATGTGGAGAATAAAAATACTTACAGAGCAATTTGGACCCTGTGGTATAGGTTGGTATTATGAAATAGATAAACAATGGATTGAACAACCTGATGAAGATACTAAATTAGCATTTTGTAATATTAAATTATATATAAAATATGAAGATGATTGGAGTAAACCAATTATTGGAACAGGTGGAAATAAATTAGTTTATAAAACTAATAAAGGTTATTTAAAATCTAGTGATGAATGTTATAAAATGTCTTTAACTGATGCAATAGGAAATGCTTGTAAATCTTTAGGAATAGGTGCAGATATTTATTGGGAAACTGATAAAACAAAATATGAAAATAATAGTGATGATAATAATAACTATAATAATGATAGTAATAATGATAAAATTATATCTGAAAAACAACAAAAACTTTTTTTTGTTAAAGCTAAAGAAAAAATAGATTTAGCAAAAGAAATATTGAAAAAATATAATTATACAGATAGTAAACAAATAAAAGTATCTGATTTTAATAATATATTAAAAGAATTGGAGGGTTAATATGAATAGTTTATATAATATATCAGAACGTTTTGTTGAGTTATTCAATAGAGATGATTTAACAGAAGAAGAATTCACAGAGCAAGGTAATGAACTTGCTCTCATACTAAAAAATAAAGCTGAAAGCATCGTTGGATTTAATTTTACATTAGAACATAATAAAAGTATATTAAAAAGTGAAATAGAACGTTTAAAAGCTATAGAAAAAGCTATATATATCAAACAAGAAAAGTTAAACAAGTATATTAAAGAAAATATGGAAAAACTAGGACTTGATAAAATAGAAACACCACTTGGAAATTTAACTATAAAGAAAAATCCAGCAAGTGTAAATATAATAGATGAAACTTTAATTTCAAAAGAATATTTAAAAGATAAAATAACAACGAGTATAGATAAAACAGCAATAAAAAAAGATATTGAAAAAGATATAAAAGTTTTAGGTGCTGAATTAATTAAAACAAATACTAGATTAGAGATAAAATAGGGTAGAGCAAAGCTCCCCTTTGGAGGAAACATGGAAATTAAAAAAGCATATCAAGAAATATTAAAAGTATGTAATAAATATAATATAGAAGAATTAGCAAAAATACAATATGAAATGGAAAATAAAATGTATTTTATAGAACTTGAAGAAAAATATGGATTAAAAATATCTAATTATATTTCAAATAATAGTTCTAAAAACTTCGTAAGAATAAATGAATATCTTACAATAGCAATTTGGGGTGAAGAACATAATAGAACAATATGTAATATAGATACACAGCCAATAGATGAAATATTATTACAAATTTCATTTCCAACAGGAGCATACATTTTTGGAGATGATTATCCAAAAGAAATATTTAAAGACTTTTTTGAAGAATTAAAATCTTATAATTATAAATATATTGATAAAATTAATGATAATTTGTATTTTACTTTAGAAAATTCAAAAGACATTTTTAACAATTTTAATGAAATATTTAAAAAATATCTAGAAATGTATAGAAATAATTATAAACAAAGACAAATAGAAAAATTAGAAAAAGAATTAGAAAGTTTAAAAGAAGAAAATAAATAGCACAGATTAAAACAAAACAAGTTAAATAAGGCACTTATATAATAAAATAGTATAATCACTTTAAGTGTCTTGTTTATTGTTTAAAAGGGGGATATCGTGAACCAAGAATTAAAAGTATTAGAATATATAAATAAATTTGGAAGTATAACAAGTTATCAATCTTTTTTAGATTTAGGTATAACAAGATTATCTGATAGGATATTTACTTTAAAGAAAAAAGGTTATGAATTTACAACAGAATGGGTTTATGTAACTAACAGATATGATGAGAAAATAAAATATAAAAAATATATGTTAAAAGTATTGTAATATGTTTTTGTTTATGATATAGTTAATATGAAATTAACGAAAGGAGTATTTATGTATAAATTAAAAGAAAGATTAATTTTACCAAACTCAACTGACACAGCTTTTGCTAAAAAAGTAGGAATAACAAAACAGTTTTTTTGCGAAATACAAAAAGGGAGAGTTTGTAGTAAGATGACAGCTTATGCTATAACTAAAATGTATGATTCAAATATGGAAATATCAGATTTATTTAAAATAGAGCAGTAAGCTCGGAAAGAAGGAATTAAAATGAAAAAATATAATAATGAATATGTAATAATAAGAAGTGATAGAGCAGGAATATTTGCTGGAAATATTGAAAGTAGAAATGGACAAGAAGTTATATTAAAAAATGCAAGAAGATTGTGGTATTGGGATGGAGCTTGTAGTATATCTCAATTAGCAGTTGATGGAACTTTAAGACCTAAAGATTGCAAGTTTACAGTTACAGTTGAAGAAATTGAAATTTTTGGAGTTATAGAAATAATACCTTGCACAGAAAAAGCTGAACAATCAATAAAAAAAGTTATTAATTGGGAAAAATAAGGAGTGATTAAAATGACTAAAATAGAAGAATTTTTAAAAATAGAAACTAGCGATGGCTCTGGCTCTGGCTCTGGCTATGGCTCTGGCTATGGCGATGGCTCTGGCTCTGGCGATGGCTCTGGCTCTGGCGATGGCTCTGGCGATGGCTCTGGCTCTGGCTCTGGCTATGGCTCTAGCTCTGGCTCTGGCTATGGCTATGGCTCTGGCTATGGCGATGGCTCTGGCTCTGGCGATGGCTCTAGCTATGGATATGGCTCTGGCGATGGCTCTGGCGATGGCTTAAAATCTATAAATGAGAAATTAATATATATAATAGATTATGTGCCTACTATAATAACAAAAATAAAAAATAACGTAGCAAAAGGGTTTATATTAAATAATGATTTAACTTTAGAAAGTTGTTATATTTCAAAAGGACAAAATTCATTTTCTCATGGAAAAACTTTAAGAGAATCAGTAGAAAGTTTAAGAAATAAAATATTTGCTAATATGAACGTAGAAGAAAAAATAAAAGAATTTACAGAAATATTTAAAAAAGATGAAGAATATATTGGAGAATTATTTTACGATTGGCATCACTTATTAACAGGTAGTTGTAAAATGGGTAGAGAAAGTTTTGTTAAAAATAAAGATATAGATTTAAAAGAAAAATTTACAGTAAAAGAATTTATAAAAATGTGTGAAAATGATTATGGTAGTGATATAATAAAACAATTAAAAGAATATTACGAGGTATAATATGAAAGGTAAACTTGAAAATATAACTCTAGATTACAAAGATAGTAAACCAGTTATAACATTTAAATTAGAAAATAAAAGTGATTTAAGATTAATTGAAGAGTTTAAAGATGTTGATTTAGACATTAAAATAAAAAAATATAGTAAAAAACGTTCGATTAATTCTAACTCGTACCTTTGGACTTTATGTCAAAAACTAGCAGATAAATTAAATATAACTGATTTAGAAGTATATAAAGAACATATAAAAGAATTAAATATATATAAACAATTTACATTAGCAGAAGAAGAAGCTAAAACATTTAAAACTGCTTGGGGAATGTTAGGAATTGGTTGGATTTGCGAACAGATAGATATTATAGAAGATAATAAAGTTATTTTAAAAGCGTATTATGGAAGTTCAACTTATTCAAGAAGTCAAATGTCAAAGTTAATAAACAATGTAGTTGAAGATTGTAAGTTACAAAATATTGAAACGTTAACTACAGCAGAACTTGAAAAAATGAATTCGAGGTGGTAATATAAAAAGTATAATACAAGATGAAAAAAAATGTTATATATCGGAATCAGAGTATAACTTAGAAGAACATCATATATTCTTCGGTAAAAATAGAAAAATGAGTGAAAAATATGGGCTAAAAATTTGGTTAACAAATAAATATCACATAACTTCAAATGTAGCAGTGCATAATAATATAGTTTTAGATAATGAATTAAAGCAAATGGCACAAAGAAAATTTGAAGAAAGTCATACAAGAAAAGAATTTATGAAAATATTTGGTAAAAATTATTTATAGGAGGTATAAAATGAGTGAAAAACAATGGGATAAATTATTTATAAGTTTAATATTAGTTATATTCGTTTTAGTAACAATAGCAATTAGCTTAACAATATTAAATATAAACGTAGTATAATATATATATTATTTGAAAGAGGTGTAATATGAAATTTGTTTTATTAGGTAAAATTTATGGTAAAGATAGAACTAGATTTGCAAGAAGAGGTGCTTTTGTTAGCACCTACAATACACAACAAACTAAAGATTATGAACAATTAATCCAATTAGCTTGTTTAAGAGATTGCAAAGATGTTTTAAATAAAGAATATTCAGGTGCAATAAAAATGGTTATATGGGCTTATTTTGAACCAGCAAAGAGTATTTCAAAGAAGAAATATAAAGAGTTAATTGGTAAACCACATTTAATCAAAAAAGATGCGGATAATATAGCTAAATGTGTTGCAGACGCCTTGAACAAAATAGCATATAAAGATGACAGCCAGATTTGCGAGTTAATAGTACATAAACAATATGCAGAAGTTGAAAGATTAGAAGTTGAAATTTTGGAGGTTTAACAAATGAAAATAATAGATATAATATTATATAGTATAATAACAATAACTTTAATAGTTTTAACAGTTGGATATATTGAACTTTTATTTTGGTTAACTTTTTGTTTTATAGGGGGTTAAGGAGGTTAATATGATAAAAAAATTAAATAAAGAAGAATATATAAAAGAACATAGAAATAAAATGATAAATATGACTAAAAAATTGGATCAACAGTATAAGATTTATAACAAATTAAAAAGAAATTGTGATAAAAGATTATGGTTTAGAATTTTACAGGAGGTTTAACATGAAGAAATTACATTTAGACAATTACAGAAATATAAAATATAATAACTTTAAAAAATTAGATAATTTTAAATTAGATAATAAGATTTATATACAAGGTCATACTTGGACTATATATGCAATAAATGATGGATTAAAGAAGTTATACCATTGTATAAATGAAAAAGGTTTTAAAGGCAGTTTTGATGCTTTACAACTAAGACAAGGTCGTAGAGTTTATGAATAGAGAAGAATTACTTAAAGAAATAAATAATATGACTAATTATGAACTTGCTAGTTTGCTTGAAAATGGAAGAAATACTTGTGAATATTGTAATAACAAATATAGAGATAAGATTTGTTTAGAAACTGATTCATGCACTTTAGAAATAGAAAAACATTTGAATAACTAAGGAGGAAATTATGGAAGAACTTTTAAAAAATTATAGTGAAAACAAAAGGATAGTTAAAAGTAATAACAGTACAATAAAAAAGCTTAACGAATTAGTAGGGGAAGCTTCAACATCTTGTTTTTCAGGAATGCCTATTCCAAAACGGATTTGTAAATTGCACATTAGAAAATAAGGTTATAAAAAAAGTAGATAGTATGAATAGACTAGAAGCTGAAAACAGATTGTTAAATGAGTATATTTGGACTGTAGACAACTATTTAAAAGGGTTAAATGAATATTCAAAGAATATATTAGTACAACATTATTTATTACAGTACACGTTTAAAAAAATAGCGGATAATTTTGATAAAAAAGAAAGTGCTATAAAAAGAGAAATAAGAAAGTTGGTGATATAATGAAAATAAAATATGAATTTGAAGAATTTGAATATAATGAATATAAAGAATTAAAAGACCAAAAAGATGAGTTAATACAGTATTTGTTTAATAATTATAAAGGTCCTATAGAAATAAGAGCTATGAATAATATTGAAAATATTGAATATATTTGTCCATCTAGAAAACCTAAAAAAATATCAATTATAAATTTAGATGAAATTGATAATACTAGTTATGATATTAAAGATATTTTACGAATTTTAAAAATTAATAGAATTGCTAATAGAAATTAGTTAAAAAAGAGAGGGTAATCAATTAAGATTATCCTCTTTGTATTTAATTAACCTTTTTGTAAATTCTGTATACTCAATACTACCATATTCAAATAAATGTATTTCAGAATGACAGCAAGAGCAAGTTAATGAACCATTTTCATAATAATCAGAGCCACCTTTTGAACAAGGAATTATGTGGTGGTGGGTGATAGCTTTGCCAACATCACGACCACAAATGAAACAAACATGTCCATAGTTTTCAATTAGTTCTAGTTTGGTTTTCCGACATTCATTTCGATTCCGATTACTTTTCTTTTGTTCTTTTACTGCATTTTTCTTACGTTTCATTTTGCCACTCCTTTAATTAAAATTAGTGTGTTTTTTTATATTGTATATCTAATTAAATTTATTGTCAAGTATTTTTAACGAATATCTTGATTTAATACCCAAGACATAATTTCTTTAAGTAATACCTTACCTTTTTCAACTTGAGCTATTGTATATATTTTATTTCTAACTGAAACTGGTATAAATTGACCTGTTGCGTAATTAGTTGCAAATCCTTGAAGTGTTACTCTTTGACCTACTAAAAATCCTACTTTATCTCTTAATTCAAAAGGTGTTTTACTTCTTAATATACATCTGTATCCACCAAATGGATTACTTTTATAAGCAACTCTTCTTGATTTTATTCCGTTTTGGTCTAGATAATTGCCATTTACATCTATTATTCCAACATGTCCAAAATATTGATTAGTTTTAGGGTCATATCCATAAGGTTTGCCATATACAAGTATATCTCCTGGTATAAGTGGTGTACCGACTGGTAGTTTATTGAAATGTGATAATACATCTGTATTATATTCCCAATCTTTTGCATTACCTCTGCCTTGGAAAGGTATTCCAATTACTTGGTCTAACATTTGTTGTACTAGAGAAACACATTCTCCACCAAATGAACCTTTAGGTGTCGCTACTATCCCATTATCTAACGCCCAACTTCCAAATCTTGCTAAATTCATTTATTCTTCATCTCCTTTTGTTATATCTTTAAAATCTGTTCCTGCGAAATCTTTATCAATTATTTCTTCTTCCATTATTAATCACTCCTATTCATATTTAATAAAACAATTACTATTAAATCCAGTTATTGTTAAAAATAATCCTGTATTAAATGCTGTACCGCCTGAACCATCAAAATCAATGTTAAATGGTACTGTTTGATTAGTCATAGCTCCTGATGACCATAATAACACTCCAGCTGTTGAAGTTCCATCATATAATGAAACAACACTATTATTCACAACTCCTGATACTACTAATCTATGTATAGAACCTACACCAAGCTTTAAAATTATACCTGCTGTAGTTCCTTGTTGAAATGAAGTTTTAGCTTGAGATATAGGTGTACCATATCTTGCCACCGAAGCACTTATTGATGAACAACTAACTGCACTCCCAACTCCTGTATTTGTATTTAATAAAAATGCTCTTAAATGCAATGTACCTAACAAAGATGAAGTTGTTGCAGTGAATGTATGTATAATTTTTCCATCTACAACAAATTGTATTCTTTTGTTAGTATAATATATTTCAAAAGTATGATAATTAATATCTAATGCAAATGTTGGACTTACTCCATTAAAGCTTCCTGAACTAACAACAGTATCAACTCCAGTTTTTCTTATTACACAGCTAAAAGTAGTATTACTTATTTGGAAAAAAGCACCATTATTTATCGGAATTATATCACAAACTCCACATCTTCTAGTATTATTTACAGCACCCAAATCGTTTACTCTAGATACTGCACGATAATAGTTCATATTACCACCCATATATCTAGCTATACTATTTGAATAAAACCCAGCACTTGAATTAGCTGTTGTTGTTACTGATAATGTAGCTTCACTATTTGCAACTGTTACAGTACCACCGTTTGATGTAATAGGTGTATAAAAATTAGTATCTAAGTTATCAGAGTTATAAACACCACCAGATAATCTATAATTTTGTGCTACTTTTAATTGATTAAGCATGGTTCCTTCAATATCATTTCCATATTCATCAACTAATTTTGTTTCTTGACTTCCATTAGTTTGATTTGCTAGTATACTAGTTGTATTTTCATAAATATTTTGATTATATATCTCAACAACTTCATAAACTTTACTATTATCATTATCTAATTTAAAATCAGCTTGACTTGAAATTAAATCTATTCTATATTTTAAATCATATTCTTTACCAATAGAATCAAACAAAACAGTTCTATTATCTTCTAAATATCTTTCTGTTATAGTATTTCCTATTGTTATTTTATCAAAATTATCCATATTAAACCTCCTTATTTAATAATACCCATATCTTTTAATATTTTATTTTTTTCAGTTGCACTAATATTAAGACTACCTATATATTTATAAATAGAATTATAATCTTCTTTATTAGTATAACCTGCTTGATTAACAAGTATCATTTGTTTAGGAACTGATAAATTTAAACTTCCAACTAATTGCTTTATTTTATTTTCTCTACTTCCAGTAACTGTTTTGCCGTCACTTGTTTTATCAGCTTTTATATCACTTAGTTTTTTATAATAATCAATAAATGTATTTTCATCTATTCCAAGTTGTTTACTATTTCTAACTTTATTTTGTGCCTCTGATGATAAACTAAAATAGTTAGTTAAAGTTTTTTCATCTTTTTTAATATTTTTTAAATCTTCTACTTTTGTAGGTGTATCTGATTTAGTCATATAATCAAGTAATTCATTTCTTTGTTTATCATTTATATTTAAATCTAATATACCTAAAACTTTTTTAGCTTGTGTAGATCCATTTATAGTTTTATCTTCTTCATCTTTATCTCCACTTAAATTTTTAATTGTAGAAATAAATCTATAAGAATCTAATTCAGGTACTCCAATATCATTTGAAACTTTCTTAACTTCTGATTCTTGGTCTGGAGTTAAAAACTCATTCATAAATTGTATTTTATTTTTAGTATCATAATTACTATCTAATACTAATTTGCCTTTTAAAATAGTTTTATTTTCATCTGTTTTAGAGTTTTCTATATCAGGTAATTTTTTAAAGTAATCTATTCTATCAGGATTTTTTAATTCATTTAAAGCATTTTTTTCTTTAATGTTTATTTGCTTTTGTATTTCTCTTGATTGATTTTGTTTTTCTTTATCTGAAATATTAGAAGCTTGTATTTCTTTTTTCTGTTTATATAAATCAGATATTTCTGAACTTTGTGATGTTAAATATCTACTTTCTAAACCTGTATAAGTAGTAGTTCCTTTTTCTAAGTTTTTCTTTATTCTCTCATCAGCACTTTCAATACTTTTTTTATCTAAAGTATCATAGAAATCACTACCAGTTTTACTACTATATACACTATCAGTTTGAAACTTACTAGCTAATATACTTTGTTCAGCTTGAGGTGTCAATTTAGGCATTACTGCTTGACCTATACCACCAGTATATCCTTTAATTAAGTAATCTATTTTTTTAGGTGATATATTTAAACTCTCACCTAGTTTTTTTGCTAAACTAGTTGTTTTTTCATCAGATTGCATACCTGGTGATAAGTTTTGTAATGATTGTGATACTATTGGTGTACCCATCCAAGATTTATTGGAAGCTACTTGTGCAATTGGTGATAATAAATTACTTTCAAATGGATTAATTGGTGCAACTTGTTGTGCTATAAACTTACCCATACCTTTAAATGCATTTTCATTGCCTTTTGTCGCTTCTAATGTTCTTCTTGCAGCAGTTCCAAATATACTAAGCATTCTACCTTTAGGTATTTTAATAAACTTACCATCGCCTTGTGGAAATAAATAATATCCATCTCTTGTTCTATCATCTAAATCATTATAATTTTCATCATCAGATAACATTAAATCATTTATTATAGCAGGAGCAAGTCCAAGTAATGCTACTTTTGATAACATTTTAATATAATCTTTCGCACTTTCTAATTCAGTAAAGTTTCTTCTAAATTTATCAAAACCTTGAATAGAAGCATTAAAAAAGTTAACACCATTTCTATTTATAGCTTTTGCAACATCTCCACCACGTTTAAAGTTAGTTGTAACTTCTGCTGCATTGTACATGGCCTCATTTAATGATTTGCCTTTTTCTAATGTATTTAAAAATTCAGTAAATCTTGGTGCTTGTTCTACAAAGTTATTAGCTTTTTCTATAGCTTGTCCGATTTTACCAATTATACCTTTATCTTTTACTATACCAGTATCATAATCAAAGAAAGTATTTTGTGAACCTCCAAGTCCTTCGTATTGTTTCCATTTATCTGATTTAGTAATAATTTCAAATGCTGCTTTAGGATAATTTTTAACAAAACTTGCTGGATATTTAGAGTTAAATAATCCATCTTGAAAATCTTTTAAAAAGTTAGTTATAGTAAATATAGGATTTTTAGCAGTTATTAAATCTCTTTGTAATCTACTTAATCCTTGAATTGCTTTTACAACAGTTAAATCTTCCACTCCACTTTTTACTTTAGGTTTTATACTATCATATAATTCTTTAGTAAGTGGTATTACTACTGGTTCTCCATTTTCATATACTGTAAATGTATATTCTCCATTTTTTTCATTTACTGGATTAGTTACATCTATAATATCTGTTTTTACTCCACCAGTTACTTTTAATAATTCTTTACCAAATAAGTTTCTTCTTATTGCATTTCTAGTTTTTAAAGTCTGTTCAGCCATACTTTGCTCTAATGGTAGTATGTTTTGATTGCCACCTTTAGCTTTTTGTATAGGATTGTTTACTTTAACTCCTGTTTGTGTATATCCAACAGGACCTTGTGATTTTGTTTGTTCTCTTTGTATTCTAACATAATTATCATAAGTTTCGTTTAAATGATTTTGTATTTCTTCACTAGTAATTCCTGCATCTACCATATTTTGAAGTTCATTTTTATTAAAATTATTAACATCTTTTGACCATTCAATAAATTCAGGATTAGTTTGTTCATAATTTGCTACTATATTAGCACTATCTTGAGCAGTAACATTTTCTCCAAATACTGGTTTATCTTGTGCCATTCTATCAATATTATGTTTATGCAATAAATAATCACTAAATTCTTGTGTTTTTCCACTTTCATTTGCAGGTGTCCATATTTCTGTTATTGATTTACCTATTTTTTTACCTTGTAAATTAGTTTGAGATTTACCAATAACATTTTGTCCTTCTCCCTCTGATCCTAACATTTTGTCATAAGCAAATTTTATTTCCTTTTGACCAGTTTCTTTTGCAAGTTTATCAACTGGCGCTCCTTTATTTACTAACGCTTGATATGTTTTATCAAGTTCTTGTTTTATTGTTGGTTTTATTTCTTTTGGTTTAATAGTTAATAGCTCAGCAACTTTATCAGTTTGTTTTACTTGTGGTTGTACTACGTTATTTAAAGCGTTTTGCAAAGGTTGTTGAGTAGTTTGTTGATTAGTAGATAAAACTTGATTAGATTTGATTTGTGGTTGAATTAAAGGTGTTTGAGATTGACTTGTTGCTTGTTTATTTTGAATATCACTTTGTATACCTGTTTTTATTCCTTTAACAGAACCTGGAGCATTTAATACTCCAGCAGTTAATGCACCAAGTATACCACTTTTTAAGGCTTCTTCTGAATATGGTTTAACTTCGTTGTTTTCGTTTAAAGTTATATTCCTTACAACAGGATTAATTATACTTTGTATATATTCTTCACTGAATTCACTACCAGAATCAGCAATTGTTTTTGCAACTTGTTTTCCAGTATCAGATTTAATTACTTTACTAACTACATCATCTACTTGTTTACCTATTAATTTACTTGCTCCACTTTTACCTAATATGTTAATTCCACCAAGTGCTTTTTGAAGAGTACCCTCTAATACACCAGTAGTTAATCCATAAAGTCTAGATTGTTCTTTAGTTTTTCCTTCATCTATTGTTGTTCTATAAGTTTCACCAGCAGAACTTGCTCCAGTAGTTGCAATACCCAATGCAGGATTTATAAGCCCAGCACCAATTGCAGGAACCATTTGACCAACACTTCCAGTAACTTCAGAAGCAAATTTATAAGGTGAACTAACTTGTTCTTGTATTTGTTTAACTCTTTCTTCAAAAGGTGATATATTTTTAAGTGTAGGAGTTTTACCAGCTATTGTACTTGGTAAATTTATTAACCCTCTAAGTCCAGCAGCAGCTCCTCCTAATAAACTGCTAAAAGGAAGTGTTACTTTTTCAAACGTACTAGCTTTTTTACCAGTATCTAAAGTTAATGGTGTACTTATAGAAGTATTAATAGGAGTTGAACGTACTGTTTTAATCATATTTTTAATATTATCTACTTCATTATATGATTTATCTTTTTCTAGTTTATTAAAATTAAATCCCATTTTATCCTCCTAACTTAAATAAGCGCTTAAATCTACTCCTCTTTGTTTACCCCAAGCAAGTATTTGGTCATTTTTAGTATTTGGTGTAATTGTTAAAGTAGCTCCTTGTCCATTTGGTTGTTTAACTAATATTGTATTGCTATTTAATTGTGTAACTGTTGGAGCTTGTTGTGCTGTTGGAGCAGTTTCTTGATAAGCTGTATATCCAGTACCTGAACTAGCTTTTGCTATACTTCTTCTATATGCTAAATCAGCTTGTTCTCTAGCAACTTGTTCTTGTCTTAATTGTTCTTGTCGTGCTAAAGCTTCTCTACGTAATTGTTCTTGTCTTGCTAATTCTTCTTGTCTTTTTTGTTCTCTATATTGTAATAAGTTTTGTGCATATGTTTGTTCTATATCTCCATATTGATTAGATAAATTATTTTGCATACCTGTTGCTAAATCAGTTCTATTTTGTGCAAATCCAGTTTGTGCAGTATTTGCTGCAGTTTGTATATTTCCTATTTCTCTTCCTAACATATTTTGACTTGACATTTCAGCAGCTCCAGCTATTCCCGCATTAGTTTGACCACGATTACTCAAAAATTCAGCAAAGTTTTTAGCTTTTATTTGACTTGTAGTATCTGCTTGTTGTTTTTGTTTAGTAAATTCAGGCATTAGTTTAGCTTCTTCTCTGCCAACTTGAGTTAATGCTTCATTTTTAGCATTTTCTAGTTTTTGTCTAGCTAAATTTTTTTGTTCTTCTTTTAGAGTTGCTAGTTGTTGTTCATAGTTATCCATAATTCCTCCTTAATGATAGATTTAAGGTACTTTTATAGAGTACCTTAATACTTTTACTTATCAAGTTCAGGAAGTCCTGCAATTGATGTTAGTAATGATAATATACCAGCTAGTAGAGCCGTAGACGCTACTATAATCCAATTTACATCTCCAATTGCATATGATGTACCTATTGTAGCTACTGCTGTTTGTGCGAAAGTTTTGATAGCCCTTATAATCGCACACTTAATCCATTCCTTAAATATATTTTTATTCATCTTTCCACCTCCACTCATAACCTTTATGAGTTTTATATCCATATTCTTTATTACAACAAGAAAATATATGCCATGAATTAAATCACTTTTTTTTTGCTTCAGCAATAGAAGAAAAGTATAATATTTCATCATTTTTAATTGATATAACAGGTTTTCTTCTACTTTCTTGTGTCAATTGTAAATACTCTTATGTTTTAATACATCTTATTGAAGATACTTTTATCCATTCTTTCATTTAAATCCCTCCAAATATTCTACTTGCTAAAAATCCAATACTTAAACTTACTATTGAACTTATAACTACTGTTACTATTAAATTCCAATTTTCTTTAGGTTTATTATTTATTTCTTTCAATATTTCTTTTATTTGTGACATATCTTGTTTCATATAAGTCATATCATTTTTAATTAATGCAATATCTTGTTTTAATGTAGGTATAATCTTCATATCACATTCTAATAAATCAATTATTCTATCTTGCATTTAATTCCCTACTTTCTTTTTTTAATTGGTTTTTTAGGTTTAGGTGGTCTAGGTAATTTTCTCATTTAAATCACTCCTTAATTTGAGTTTGAATTTGTATTTGTTATATCTGATGTGGGATATCCTGTATAATCATATTGCTTATAATTAATATATCCAATTGTTAATGCCCATATTAAAGACATTACTACCATAGCAATAATACAACTTATTATTAATATATTTTTGTTTCTGTCATATTTATTTAATATATCTATTATTATTGACTTATCAATTTCCATTTTAACCTCCTATAAATAATTACATATTGCTTTAATTGTTTGTGTTACTCCAGTTATTCCTATTCCGATATTATTAACTGAACTCAAAGGTGTCATTGTATTTAAATAAAGTGTAGTTTTAGTTGTTAATGTAATATCTTTTGTATTGTATACTGTTTTATTATCAGATATAGTTCCAGTTGCACCTTCTATTTGTAAAAATGATGTTCTTTCATTATCTGTTGAACCATTATTAGTTGTTGATAATGTAAGATATTGTTTGTATGATGTTGTACTATCTTTATACCCTACCATTACTATATTGTAAGGTAATTTCCAAGCACCAGCATAAACTAATATACTAGCCATATTATACCAAGTATTTGCTGTAGGATTTGCTTGACCAGATGCACTTATAGTATATGTTATAGTCCATTTTTCAGAACTTATTGGAAATCCAAAAGGTATTTTTTCTTTACTATAATATATTCCAGTTATTGAAGCATTCAATAAAGTATAATCTGTTCCTCCATAAAATATAATAGTTGTATCTGTTACTACCATAGCAATAAAATATTTAGTTGAAGTTTGTGTTAATTTAAATTTTGTTCCAGGTGATATAAATGAAGTTGTATCTATACTTGTTGTTACTGTAAACATAGGACCATCTGTGTTTGTATATGTAAATATATTTTCTAATCCTATCCATCCATTGCTTAGATTAGTTATTTGAGTATCTAATTCAGTTGTTAATGTACTAGTTAAATAAGTTTTAATATCAACTCCAACTTTGTCAAATAGTTGTTGTAATTGTAACGCACTTAATCCCTCTGTTATGTTTGGTGTTTCACTTAATGAAGCTATATTATTAGTTGCAAATGTTGGTTTAGTTAATGCCATTGTTATTCCTCCTTATTTCGTTTCACTTCCAGTTTCTGTTTTTAATGTAAAGTTTAATACTACAAAACTAGTATCTATTTCGTTACTATCTAAAACTAATTTTAAATAAGTGAATTTTTTAGCTCTTAGTTTAAGTCTAAATGTTTTTGGATTATAATTTGTAGTAAATGTAAAATTACTAAAATCTACATTTCCGAATGTTATTATACTTCTATCTATACTTTCAGTTGTAGGTGTAATGTTAGAATCCGTTACAAATTTAATATCACAAGATGATTTAGTTTGTGAAGCTAATGTTATCCAAGCTTTAGTTAATGATTTAGTTAAATAATCAGTACCAAAATTAAACATATTCATTTCCCAATGTGACTCAATAGCAACTCCATTAAAAGTTATATAATCTTCACTTATTTTCATTATTCTACCATCAGTAGTACCAAAATATAATTCACTTCCTATTAATATCCAACAAGTAGGTTCATCTTCTAATGTAAGTCTTGAAAAAGTATCTAATAAATAATTATATATCCAAACTTTTTTGCCTATTGATATCCACATTTCAAATTTACTTTGATAATCTATTGTTTTAGCTAAACTTAAATCGTTATTATTTAAATCTCTTTGAATTCTAGTACCTATTTCCTTCATATTTCTTTCATCTACTAATTGCGTAGTTGTCCAATTTATTAAAGTAGTATCTATTGTATATATTTTATTATTAAGTAATTGTGATTGACCAAGTGGTAAATTACCTCTTGTATCATTTATCTTATATATTGGAAAAGATACTATATCAACTCCATCTAAATTTACGATATCATAATAAGAATAATATGTTTCGTTTTCTTTAAATATTATCATTGATTTTTGTTGTTGTTTTATATCTGTTATAGCAAAATCACTTGAACCTATCAGATCAAGATTGGTTGCACTAAAATATTCAGCACTTGGTATTCCATCAGCTAATGTTGAGTTTATTCTTTGATTTATACTATCAGTATGTCCATATAAGAATACTCTATTATCAGAAGCTTCTCCAAATAATTCACTAAATCTATTTTTTTCTACTATTTCTCTTGTTCCTGTTCCTTTAGTCCATTGTATTTCTACGTTATTTATTCCTACTATTGGTATATTTCCAGCAGTAAATGTTATTATTCCAGTAGTTAAGTTTACTGTATAATGTGTAGTTAAAGTTTTAGTAACTCCATCAACTTTTACAAAATCAATACTATCAATATTTTGTTCAAGTAATTTATATGTGTCAGTTGTATCTCCATTAAATGTTGCTCTTTTACTTCCTATTAACATGTTTATATCTTCAAAAGCTGTTCCACTCCCAGTTGATGGTTTACAACCTATATATATTTTAGGAATATATCCAGTTACTGTTTGAATTACTCCAGTTCCTAGATATTTTTTATATTCGTGTCCATTTATTATATATAATATATTATTAAATAAGAAAAAATTAGTTGTATCATCTGTTAAATTACCTAAATTAGTAACAGCACTTGCAAATGTATCCCAAGTTTCATCATTTAACCAATAATCATCATTTAATCTATAAATAGAACCATTTAATGCAAATATAAAAGTTAATTTATCTGCTAACGTACCATACCACATACCTTGAATAGGTTTATTATATGTAGAACTAAATAATTGTAAATATCCTTCTATTTTTGCTAAATCATAATCTTTAGTTATATAACAATTATTCATATTACCACTTTGTCCAAGTTCAAGTTGTGTATCTCCTGCTTTTGTTAGATTAATTCCTAAAAATTTATCTAATGTAAGTGGTTTATTTGTATTTGTTTGTTTTAATATAGCCATTTATTCACCTCATTCTACAGTACCTAATACTATTAGTTCAATATTAGCAATTCCACCATCAATATATTCTCCGTTTGTTATTAAAGTATCATTTCCACCAGTTAGTTTTATTTCATATCTTTGTCCTTTTATTATATCAGATGTTAAATCTATAGATTTTGATTGTACTGTACTTAGTCCTGTTATATTCCAAGTTCCAAAAGCAATATTTAAAGCTCCACCTGTTGTAACTATAGTAGCCTCAGAAGCAAAAGGATAATCAAAATAAACTCCATCTCCCTCAAGTCCATTATATAATTTAATAGTAGCAGGAGCATAATATCCATCAGGTATACCCATTCCACTACCACCTTCTAGTTTTCTAGAAGCTATATTTACATTTAATATTGCACTTATTATATTTACATTTTCAGGTATAAAAACATTTATAATTGCAGGTTTTTTTGATATAATTCCACCTACATTCATCCAGCCTATTTCTTTCCATCCACCACTATCAAAAACGAATTCACTTAATGGATTTGTTAGATATTGTTTACCACCTTTAGATATTGCTCTTTGTACTTGTGCCATAATATCCTCCTAAAAAAAACTTAATTTAGCATCATAATAATCTTTTTTGTTTGAAATTCCAACTGGTTGTTTAAATTTAATTTGACTTTTCATTACTTCATATTGTTGATTATAAAAATTAGCTACATTTGTATTTTCATTTATAAATAAGTAAAATGCTAATCCAGTTGCTATTACTGTCGAACATATTTGGTCATTAAATGCTATTGTTTCAGTTAATGCTGATATATTAATTGGTATAAATCTATATACTAATCTAATATTTCCTTTGAATTCATATGGTATATATAAGTCACTTGTATTTTCTAATTTAAATTTATCATATAATCTATATTGACCAGGTCTATATTCTTCGTATATTTTATATATACTTAAAAAATCACTAGGTAGTTCAACTTTTTTATAACTTCCAAATTGTGGTATAGTATAAAATTTTTCTTTATATAATGCTACGTTTGTATATGTATAAAAATAACTTCCACTAAATCTAAGTCTTGTTTTAATTGCTCCAGTAGTTGGTACTATACTTCCTTTATAATTAGTATAACTAGTTACTGTATTTGCTATTGTTAAAGTATCTAATACATTCCAAGTAATACTATCAGTTGTATCTTCTATATATACAGTAGCAGGACCTATAATGTCAAATGAATATGCTTTAGCAACTGTACTTTCTAATATTTCATCTTCTTCGTTATGTTCTTTATAATCTATTATTGAATTAATTGGTGTAACTGATTGCATAGGTATATCTAATGTTTTATATATTGGTGCTGTTTTACATATATCGTTTTGAATTAAATTTATTAAATTTATTGCCTTTGTTTGATATGTTGATGTTTCTGTTGGATTATTTGGATCAACATCAATTAAATTCATTGATATATTAAATATTTCTTGTGCTGTCATTTTATACCTCCTTTATTAAATTAAAACTTAATAATAATTTTATTCTATCTTTTGATAAATTAGTTATTTCTTTATTTTCTTCTATTTGATTTCCTAAATCATCTCTTACTAAAGATAATGTTATATATTTTATTTCTTTTTTAACTGTTTCTTTTTTTATTATAGGTTCTTTTTTAACTACTTTTTTAGTCATATTTTACAACTCCTTTCTTTTAATTAGATTAAATCGTAATAATTCTCTTACTCTTGCTATATTTTTTATAGTTATTTCATTATTTTCTTCTATTTGGTTACCTTGTTCATCTCTTACTAATGCTAATGTTATATAAGTATTATATGTATCAACTTCTATTTCTTCTGGATTATATATATACTTACTTTTTATTTCTTTTAAGTTTTTAAATAATTTAGTCCATTCAGATATATTATATTTCTTAATATGTTTATATCCTTTTAAATTTTTACTATACATATTGTCAATTACTTCATCTAAGTTGCTTAAATCTCTTTTAAGTATAAACCCATTAACTTTATCTTCTACTTGCTCATATGCACTATTAAAGTCTGTTACAACTACTGGTACACCTCTATCTAAACTCTCAGTTATTGTACAACCCCAATTTTCACTATCACTAAGTTGTAATATATAGTCTTTATTCCACATATAATCAACTACATTTAGTCTTGGTTCTCTAAATACAAAACCATCTATTATTTCATCAGGTAAATCATTAGTAAAAACTGTCCATTCAAATAAAAGTCCTCTTTCATTCATTCTTTTAGCTAATAATTTCATTCTATTATAGCCTTTTTCCCAACTTAAACGAGTAGCACTCATTAAATTTAATACTTTTTTAGGTTCTGTACAATCAAATAAATTATGTAATAAATAACATTCTATTCCAAATTTTCTTTTAAATGCTTCTGCTCCTGCTATACTATCAGATGTAAATTTAGTTATTTTATCATTTTTTTCATATGGTTGACTCAATTCTTCCACATTACAACAAATATGTTGTATAAATTCTTTTGATACTACATTATTTAAAATAGTGCAATCGTTAAAACTATAAATTAAAAATAAATTAGATTTAAAGTTTTGACCTGAAAACTTAACACATTTGACTAATTTTTTTAATCTATTTAATTGTATAGCATCTGCATTATCATATACAAACATTATTTCGTATTTATCTTTTAATAAATTACACATATTATAAATAGCAGTTTCAACACCACCAAGTTTACTTATATATGAACGATATACTATTATTTGTGATTTTATAGTTTCATTCATAGTTATTTCATTATTTCGATATCTACTAGTTAAACTACTTTCTCTACCATTATTATAATAGTAAAGTATATCAGTTATATTTTCTTTTTTACCTTTTAATACTTTATAATTAAATTCTGTATCTTCTGACATTGTTTTATTTTCATTAAATCTAATGTTGCCTATTAACTCTCTTTTATATATACAATTCCATACTGATGTATTCCATTCAGGTGGTTTATCATTTATTATATATTCTTCTTTAGTAACTCCTATTGATTTCCAACTAAAGTAACAATAATCAAATTCACTTTTATTAATTTTATTTAATATTATATCTATGTAGTTTTTGCTTACATTATCATCAGAATCAATAAATACTACATTATATCCTTTACATATATCAAGTCCTTTGTTTCTAGCACTTGATACACCCAAATTTTCTTGATGTATTACTTTTATAGGATACTTATCAAATATTTTTTCATTACATCCATCATCTATTAAAATAATTTCAACATTAGGTTTAAGTTGTTTAGTTAAATTATCTAGTAACTTAATTGTTAACTCTTTTGTTTTATAATATGGTATTATAATTGATAAATCGTAATCTATAAATCCACGTTTACTATAATCTACTTTTATATTTTCTTTTTCAAATAAGTTTTTAGTTTCAATACTCCATTTACCTTGTACCAAACACCATGGTTTTTTAGTTTCATTATATCCAATATCAAATACTAGCTCTTTATTGTTTATATAAAAATCATATTTAGAATCTACTTCTGTTAATTCCCATTCCCAAGGCGTTTTATCTTCTTGTAATCTCTCAATTAGCTTTAATCTATCATGAATACTAGGTTGACAACTATTTAAATAAGGTTCTTTGTTATTTCGCTTTACAAATCCATTTAAAGAATTTGATGTGTATTTAGTATCATTATCCAATTCTAAATTATAAACAGCTGTATTGTCATCGTAGTTCTTTAAAATATCAACTATTCTATCGTTATCTACTTTACTATGAAAAAAGAAGTCATCTAGTAAAAATATAACGTATTTTGTATCAATTTGTTCAAGTGCTTGTCTAACTCTAGATGTCCAACTTCCTTTTGCTTTTATTGTATTAAAATATTTACATTCTTTGTCTTCCATTACTATATAAGTCTTTAAATAATATTTCCAGTACTTACTATATAATTTATAAAAAGGCTCGTGTATATCTTCGTTCTTATCACAACTTATTATTACAACTGATGTATCCATAAATCCTCCTTATAAACTATCTATTATAGTTTGTAATTCTTCTTTAGTAAATCTTGGTGCATTATCACTTGTTAATGAATCTATATATTTTATATCTGATTTTATATTTTCATTTATTCTAAAGTAGTTATCTACGAGTTCACTATGATTAAGTTCAGATATTGTAAGTAATGCTTCATCTGTTTTTTCTATACATTCACTTCCTATTGTTATTTGATTATCACTTATACAATCTGCTACCATTCCAACATCTGCACTTTTATTATTATAAACAAACATATCTTTATTATTTCCATTATTTAAAGCATATAAGACTAAATCAATAGCCTCAGACATTTGCATAAAGAAACGTGTATTACTTCTATTAGTTATTGTAAGTGGTTTATTTTGACTTTTAAGTTCTTTAAATAGTGGTATTACACTACCACTTGATCCTAATACATTACCATATCTTGTTAATATAATTTTAGTATCTTTACTATCTATATCTTTACACATACATTCCATTAAATATTTTGTACTTCCATAAGTTGTACTTGCATTTGCGCTTTTATCTGTACTTAAACATACTAATTTATCTACTTTGTTCTTTATAGAAGCAAGTATTACATTCTCACTGCCTAATACATTAGTGTTTATAGCTTCAAATGGATTTTCTTGGCATATTAAGACATGTTTTAATGCAGCTGAATGAAATACATAGTCTACATTTTCAATTGCTTTATTTACTGAGTCAAATTCTTTTATATCTCCAATTATAAAGTTCAATCTACTATCATTAAATTTCTTTTTCATTTCCCATTGATTTTTTTCATTCCTTGAGAATATTCTTATTTCTTTTACTTCTTCTTGTAATAGTCTTTCTGTCATTGCTTGGCCAAAACTTCCAGTTCCACCTGTTATTAAAATTATTTTATCTTTCATATATTCCTCCTTAACTTATTATTAAGGGAGTTTTCACTCCCTCAAGGTATAAATTAAGATACTACAGCAGTTAAGTGCATGTATAATGCGTTAACTTTGTTATTTAAAACAAATGCATCATATCTTACTCTACCTTCAACTAAACTTCCAGATATTCCTGGTGGGTTTTGATGAATTGTAAAGTCTTCTAATTTATTAGCAGCTACAGTTGCCATTGGATGTGCGATTAAGAATGCACAGTTAGTTGGTAGTTTAGAACTAGGAACTTTTACAAGTTTAACTCCATCTACTTCACCTACCATACCATTAATTCTTTTTTCCATCGCTATTTCAGAAGCTAACATAAAGCTAGAATCTAATTTAATAAATTTATAGAAACTATAAGATACAGCAGCAAGCAATCCTTCAGTTGGAACTAAATTATTTCCTAAGAATATTTGTCCATCTAAAAATTTGTCGTATGCATTACTAGCAGTTATTGCAGCAGTAGCAGTACCACCGTTTGCAACAGCAGCTGCTCCCATTATTCCAAATGTATAAGTATCTATTTCAGGTACAATAACTTGTTCTTGTTGTTCTTTTAAAGCTTTACCAGCTTCAAATATTGTTCCGTTAGTATCATCTTTAGATTTTTTATCAATTGTAAATGTGAAACTTCTATCTTTTCTAAGTAACATTGTTTGTACAGTGTTTTCTAATTCTGCTGGAGTTCCGTATCTAGCAGAACCAGTTAATGAGTAATCATTCATTGCTACAGTTGTTCTTCCATTTACAACGATTGCACTTGCATTTAACCAAGTGTAACTTGAATTTGTGAATGCTTTTGATAATGATATTTGTTTAAATTTTTCGTCTACTTTTGCTTCGTAGTTTGTTGCTAAGTTTATAGCCATTTTAATACCTTCTTTCTTTGGTACTAATCAGAATTAAATCCCATTAAGAATGCGTCTTGTTTTTCATTGATTGTACCACCATATTCAGTAACACCTTTTATAGGTGAACTTTTTTTAATTTTGTCGTTTTGTTTAAGTTGTTTTATTTCTTCTTGTGCTATTTTTAATTGATGTTTTGTATATGCTGTTAATAAATCATTTTCTTTAGCTTCTGCAAATACTTCTTTTGGAATTTTATCCAAATCAATATCAGGATATGCATTTAAAAATTTATCATATTCAGCATTTTCTTTAGCTTTTTCTTGACTTTGTTTTTTTTCTTGATCTATTTTTAAAATCTTTTCATTATATTCTTTTCTAAGTCTAGCAGTTTCTACAACTTCTCTTGCTACTTCTTCTGGAACGTTATTTGCTACCATTTCTGCTATTCTATCTTGTTCAGCTTGTAAATCTAACTTTGCTTGATTTTCTTTTACAGCTTTAATATAATCACTTCTAGTCATTCCATTTTGTTTAGCTAAATCATCTATATATTGCATTTCTTCACTATTCTCTAATGAGTTTAGTTTATCTTGCAATTTATCATAATTTTTGCCCTTTTGATAATTTGTTACTACATCTTCTAAGTTATCTATCTTAATTTCTTCACCATTGTATTTTACTTTTTTAGATAGATTTTCTAAGAAAGGCGAATAATCAAATTCATCTTCTTTTACTTCTTCTTCAGTTTCCGCTGGTGTTGCTTCTTCTGTAGTTTCAGTAACTTCTTCTGTACCAAATCCTAAATCAAATTCATTAAGATTTAGTTCTTCTACTCCTTCGTTTTCAACTGGTATGTTTTGAACTTCTATATTTTCCATATTAACTCCTTCTTGGCTTTGGTTGGCCATATGTGTTCTTTCAAGTCTACACTAAAAGACAAGTTTTTACTTACAGTTTTCTATTGCTACTAACATTGCTTCTAGTTCTTTTATGTTATTATCTATTATTTCAAACTGTTCTTTTCTTTCTATTCTAAGTTGTTCTAAACTTTCTATAAGTTTATCTTTTTTTATTACATTTTTACCTTTGATATACTCTACATCTTTACCATCTAATGTTTTTACTTGCTCTATATGTGTAAACTCGTAATCTTCTTTTAACTTCTTTACTATGTATCTCATTTTATTCACCTACCACTTCTTTAATTTCTTTCATTTTTTTTGATAACTTTTCTTTTGCTAGTTTCATTCTTAGTTTATCTTTAATTAATTTTTGATATTCCATTAAAGTTCTAGCATCTTCTTCAACTTCATATTCTTTTTCATTAAATTCTTTCATAATTTCCTCCTAATTAATATTTAATCAAATGTTAAATATGGATTATAAATATATAAATATGTACCTGTTCCTCCACCACCTGTTGGATAAATAGTAATTTTCATATACATATCTTCATATCCAGATATTGGACTAAAACCACTTGCTATGGCTGAAATAACTCCATTAGTTATTGTTACTAAATATTTTGAATATATTAAAGTGTACGCAGCACTTGAACCTTTTAATCTTCCATATAAATTAATTAAAACTTGTGGATTAGTATAATCTGTATCTATTGGTATTCCAAATTCATATATTCCATTATAATTTTCTATTTTTAATGGATAATAAATAGAAGTATTTGATGTTATATTAGGACTTTTTCCTGTTGAAATATCAGTAAAAGTTAATCCTTTTGATTCTAAAAAATTATTTAAAACTATTATTTTTTGTTTTATTATAAATTGTGAATATCCATAATTTATAAAATTAGATTGTTCATTAAATGTCATTTCTATAATACTATTAAAATCTAATAAATTATTACCATTAAATATTTTAACTCCTGAAACTGAACTACTTAAAGAATTTTTATTATATCTAAAACATTTAAAAGCTCTATCAAATAAAGTTGAAATACCTGTACCTTTAGAAATTGTAATTATAGAAGTTATTGAAGCATCTAATGAATTTTCATGACCGAAATTTTCTTCAAATATTAAAGTTCCAATATATTTATAAGTTAATGGAGATGATATTTTATCAATTTTTATATTAAGTAACCCAAACAAATTTCCTTCTGAATAATTATTTTTAATTGAAATCATATCACAACTTAATGTACCTGTTCCTTGTACTAAATCAGAACTAATATTATATCCATATAATCTATTACCTTGAATAGTATTTTCTTTAATATTAATATTATTTCCCCATAAGACTAATCCACTTGTTCCATTATTAGATATATTACATCCATTAATATTTATTGCATTTATTTGAGATACACCTGCTTTAGCTACAAAATAAATAGCATTTCCTTTATTAAATTCTATTTCACTATTTACAATATTAATATTGTTTACATGTCCTATTTCACCACCATGAAAACCATCTTTTCCATGTCCTCTTACAGTTATATTTTCAAAATTCCAAGATACAGAATTATTAGAAAATACAATACCATGTCCACTTGTAGCATTTCCACCATATATGGAAGTACCATTTCCCAAAATTCCAATTTCTTTTATACTTCCACGTTCACTATTTGTATCTATTGTTATAGCATTATTAGTACTTGTATTTTTTAAGAAAGTACTAAATCTTCCATTTCCAAGTAATGAAATATAATGAGCAGGAATAGTAATTCCTGTATGAATATATGTTCCTTTTGGAAAATATAAAGTACCACCTGTTGTTAAACTATTTAATGCAGTTTGTATAGCTATAGTATCATCAATTATTCCATTACCTATAGCTCCAAAATCTTTTACATTTACTTGCATATTTTGTAATATATCTATATTAGTATCAATTAAATCAATTTTATCTTCTAAAGTAGCTTCGCCTTTTCTAGCTGCAGTTATTTCAATTGTATTAGCTTTACTCCCATCAGTTAAACTGTCTAAATAGTCCTGTTCTGTTCCATTATTGCCCATATCTAACCATACATCATATGCACTTTTACCAGTTGGACCATTATGTCCAACCGAACCTCTAGGTAATTTAAATTTTAATTTATATTTATTGTTTTCTTTTATCATTTCAACTTCTGCTTCTTCAGATGATGTTATAGTTTTAGTTTCTACTACTTCAAATTTAGGTGTTAGTCCATCAGCTCCATTAAGTCCATTCTTTCCATCTTTACCATTCTTACCATCTATACCATTTCTACCATTAAGTCCGTCTACACCATTTCTACCATCTTTGCCATCTTTTCCATTAGTACCATTAATACCATCTTTACCATCAATAGCTTCTGCTTTTATTCCAGTATTTTCACCCTCAAAGTACCAATATCCGTTTCTTATAGTATACATTTTAACTTTAGCTAACATTTTTTTCATATAGAAAGCTTTATCTTCATCAGGTACTTCTTCTTTATATTTTTTAAAATCTTGTTCTAATGAATTAATCTTTTTATCACTTAAATTAACTTTTTTAGCTAATTCAATCATTTTTTCAATTAACTTTTCGTTCATATTAGCCTCCCATCTCTAAACCAAGTTCAGCAAGTTTATTTTCTTCGTTTATATTATTTTGTGGTTGTTGCATCATCATTGTAACTTCTTCTTCCATTTGAGCATCAGGTAAACTTTTTAATCTATTTTGTTCTTCGATTGGAAGCGTTTCAATAAACTGTGCCATATTCTCATACTCTTTTAGTTTTTCTTTTGGTAATATACCCATTCTTTGTTTTAGTTCTTCAATTAAACTATCACTATCAGGTATTAAGTTTTTAGGTATTCTTTCTAAATATTGTACAAAGTCTATTTTCTCACTCATAAGTAAGTTATCTAATGTTTGTAATGAAGCTACTTCACTATAATAAGCACTTGAACCTACATCAGCACGTACATTCAACCATTGGTCTTTTAATGTGCTAAAATCAAAATCTTTACTTATTTTGTTTCCGTCTTTATCTTCAATTAATACAGTTCTTTTACCGTATTTAGTTCCTATTATATCTAATAGTATTCTTCCTACATCTTCTACAAATTCATATAGATTAGATTTAATATTTTCTAAAGGTACTACTGAACTTTTTTGTACTGCTATTATTGCACTTGTATTCTTAGGGTCTACTGAACCAATTGCAGCATCTGATACACCAACACTTTCCTTAGTATATTTTATAGCCATATCAATTGCATTTATTATTTGACCACTCATGCTTGCAGGTTCTAGGTATCCAGCTACATTCCTTATACTATCTCCAGTTTCCATATCAGTTAGTTCTATTTGAGCGCCTATTTCAGAACTCCAACCACTTACTTTATCTGCATTATATATTGCAGTAGGAAATGATGTTAACATTAAATGATATATTACCATTGCAAACATCTTGTTAATACTTATTTGATTAGGTATCATATCTATTACTATACCTTTTCCATGATATTGAGATTTTTGTTTTTCCCAATTCAACCATGCAATAGGGTAATATTCATAACCTGTGTCTATATCTTGATATATAAATCCTTTTTTAACTGACTTACTGCAAAATACGTGAGTAACTTCTTCTTCTACTTCTTCATTCATTCCAGTTACTTCGTTAAATTTATTTACTTTAGTTTTAATTTTCTTTTTATAATATTTAAGTATATATAAAGCTTTACCATAGTCATCTGTTTCTACTTCAATCTTACCATTATCATCTGGCATATATTCGTAGTCTGTGTCTGTATCTACCTCTGTGCTTTCTTTGTATTCTTTCGCTTCTTCTTGTAAGTTCTTTGCTATATCTCTACCTGTTATTATTATATAAGGTTGAGCTTCTACATTAGAATTATTAGCATTACCAAACATTACATTTGAACCATCTACTATTTCACTTACAATTTGACCTTTACCTTTATATACTTTCTTATTAGGATCAAAGTAAAAATGCAAACATGCATCTCCAGTTATTCCAGCATCAAAAAGTAATTCTCTTGTTCTATTCTCTATCTTCATTTTTTCAAGTATATTCTTAACTTCTGCATTAATCATTTCAACAGTTTCGTCTTCTTCTTCTGAATACTCTAACTTCTCAAAGTTTATTGCTATGTTAGTGCTTGTTATACTTGCTATAAAAAACGATAATGTTCTTTTAATAAAATTAAATACTGGTTTAGGTAAATCTTCTCCAAGCACATTACGCCATTGATTACCTCCATAGAAAGCTAAACATGAATCTACCATATCATAGTAACTAATATCATTAACTCCAACTATAGTTTGGTTATATTGCTTACCTGCTTCGTATAAAGCCCAGTCTTTTGTTACTTTATCTTCCATTAGTGCCTCCTTTTATAGAATTCTTTAAAGAGTAATGCATTAAATCATTAAATTGTTTTTCTAAACTCTTTTTCTTTTCTATTATTTCCAAGTCTTCTTTTTTCTTTTCTTTAATATATCCAAATCTTTTAAGTATCTTATCTAACATATTAACCTCCATAGTTTATAAAACTTCTACTAGCACTCTTACCTGCTAATCCTTTTATTTTATCTCTGTATTTATTCTTAGCTTTGTTAATCTCATACAACTCATCTTCATTTACTGTCTTTGTAGGATGTGTTCTTTCTATACAAAATCCTCTTAATGCATCGTTTATGTGTGTTAGTTCATGTGGTGTGTTAGATACATCATTTGGATTACGTTCATCATGTTGTAATTGTGGTAATGTTCTTATTAAGTTAGTACAGTTACTAAATATCTTTAATTTAGATGTTTCTATCTCTTTACCAGTTTGTTCATCTCTGCTTTGTTCTATCTTTAGGTGTTCTTTGACTGCATACCAGCCCATAACACGATTATTATTACTTTTGTGTAAAACTACACCATTCTTTCTAAATATGTCTTCTGCACTATCTCCAGTCTCTTGTCTTCTGTTCCATAAATCAGGTGGTGCATATCTTTTCTTTATCTTATCTGTGTCTGTTACTTCTAATATTCTAGCAGCTGCTTCTGATATTATCAAATCATTTTGATATAGTTCTTTATATACATAAGCTCTGTCTTGTTCATCTATTGCTATCCAAAGGCAAGCTAACATATCAAGTCCATAATCAAGTGCTATATATCTATTCCAATGTTCTGGTATTACACAAGGTTGTATAACATGTACATCTCTTTTAAATTCTGTAAAGTATTGTCCTTCAAAACAATCCCAGTCACCATATAACATAGCTTTTTTTCTATCTTCTGGCAAGTTCTCTAATGTTTTAACATATCCAGGGTCATTACTCATTATAAAATCGTTGTCATATACTAAAGACTTAATAAATGTATAATCTTTAGGATCTTCTGTTTCTTTATAGTCTCTATCAATGAATATTCTTTTAACCCAAACATGTCCAACTCCTCCAGGATTACATGTAAAGTACATTCTTGGTGTTTTAAATGTATCACATTGACCACTAAGCCTATTACATTCTGTTAGACATTGAAATTGAAACTCTGTAAACTGTGTTGCTTCTTCTAATATTATAACATCATATGATTGACCTTGATATTGTAATACATCTTTTTCAGTATCACAGTAACCTAAAACTATTCTACTTCCATTTGGAAATATAAACTCTTTCGAAGTATCTCTGTATTCTGCTATTCCTTTTAATTGTTTTATAAGTGGCAATACATGATTTTCTCTTAGTTCTTTTAAAGTTCTTCTAAGTAGTATTATTTGTATGCCTGGATAATTAAGTGCTAATAAGTTAGCTTTAACTCTACTTGCATAACTCTTACCTCCGCCTCTCGCACCACCATAACCAATATATTTAGTTGTAGCCATACAAAACTGTTTTTGTTTAGGATATAAACTTATTTTCATATAACTCCTTTATCCAGTCGGTGGGAGAAGTTGACTAAACGTTGATATGTAGCCATTCTTATTTTGACAATTCTTTAACTTCATCCGACATTTCTACTATAATCTTAGCATTCATATCAACTTCTTGCTTTTCTGTGAATAGTTTTAGATGTTTTCCAAGTAATTCGTAACCTTTTAATTTACTATTTTCTTGTGTGCTATTAGCTATTACATCCTTTATTCCATTAAGCACCCATTCAGCTGTTATTTCTGTTTTATTAGCTCTTTTATCCATCCCTTTTTGCATAGATTCCTTAATCTTAACATTTCTTAACAATCTACTTGCTTGTTCTGCTGCAGTATCTTCACTATATCCAGCCCTTATCGCAGCTTGTGTTGCATTCAAGTCTATTAAGTACTCTTTTACAAACATACTTTGTTTAGGTGTTAGCATTATATCACTTCCTTAAATCTCTATTATGATACTTCTTACAATATCTTTTACATTGCATTATTGTTATTTTATCTTTTAAATATCCTAGTATCTTATCTATCATCTTTATCACACCTCCTATTGCAACTACTGCAATTTTGAGTACAACATTCAAATATACTAATATATCTTTCGCATTTCTTTGTTTCAATTGATAATGTACATTCTCTATGTTTAAAATCATAGTATATACAATGTTCACAATTTTTCATATTTATTTTCCTTTGTTTATATATAAAATAGATTACTCTATTAGCTTACAATAGGGCATATAGCCCTTTAATTTTGTTCAACATACTCTAACAACATAATTATATGAAATAGACGACTGTCGATTATTGGAATGAATAATTTACCGTAAAGCTTCTCTCCACATTCTTCACAAATGAAGATTTTACTTCCATCACACAAATAATATTCGTACTTTTGTTCGTGTTGTTCACATAAATTACATCGCATTTTAGTTCTCCTAAAAAATTATTTATAGAAGTTTAGTTTTCTATATGGTGTAGATTAACAGAATTGAACTGTTATAATACCAATATCTACATAAAAAAGCACCATATTTTTATTATATGATGCCGAGCTAATCAAAATAACTGATTGTGTTAGTTAATTTCCTGTCAGTTATTACTTATACTTATTATATCACAATGAAGTCAAGTGTCAACACTTTTAGTTAAATTTGTCAATTTTTATTAAAAAATTAATGTTATTAATAAAACTACTAAAAATAAAGTTACTAATACTATTAATTCTCTTATAGCTTTTTCTAATTTATCTATTTTTGTTTCTAAATTTTCAATTTTATATTTTATAGAATCTAGTTTTTGTTTATTTGTTAATTTTATTTCTTTTTCTGAAAAGTTTGTCATTGTTATGTCTAATCCTTCTTCTATATCTTTATATTCTTGTAATTCTTCATTATACTCGTTTGCCATAGTTTAATCCTCCATTTCTTCACTTAAAAAATGAATTATAGGTATTATAACAGTATGATTTTCTTCAACACAATAAGCTATATCAGATTTTAATCCATATTTTAATTCATATTGTATATAGTTTTTAACTTTATCTAATTGCTTTTTATTTTTTTCTATTTCTTTATATTCTTCTTCACTTAAAATAATTACTTTCTTCATTTTTAATTCTCCTATCCTAATACTTTAATTAAAAAACTAGCTATAACTATTATAATACTTTTTCACGTTATCACTCCAATCCTTTTAATCCTTTTTTAGCATAAACAACTAATTCATCAATTAGCTCTTTTAAGTTTTCAGCTTTATTATATCCATCGTAGTCATAAGCTAAATCAATTATCATCTGAAAATTACTTTTCATATTAATTAATTCTTGTAATACTGTTTCGATTGCTATTTTTAATTTTTTATTATTATTGTCTAAAGGGTGTTTTGTTGTAAATAACCAATCATGTTTTATTACTTCTATTGCTTCTTCTTTACTAATTTAACTCAACTCCTTTATTCATGTAATAAAAATGTTCTACTTTTTTTATTCAAACAAGTTTCTAGTTTCATACCATCTTTAAATTCAAATATTCTCCATTTATAATTATCTTTTGCATCATTATTTTCAATTTCGAATAAAGCTTGATTTATATATTTTACTATTTCACTATTTTTTAAATTTGTTTTATTGTGTATTATTAGTTTCATCTAACTCATCTCCTCCACAACTTCTTTTATATTTTTCAACAAACATTTTCCACAAATATCTTCTAAATCATGTGCATTTATACAAGTTCCATTTTCATTATATTTTGCTTTCTTATTCCACTTACAGGTTTTATATCTTTCACTATCTACACATTCAATTTCTAGATTTTTTAGTAGTATTAATGTGATCTCTTTATATTTCATACTACACCTTCTCTACTAAATCAGCTTTTATTAAGTCATATATTGTATCCACTCTTTCATCAAAATGGTCATCTAAAAACTCATATCCGCCACAACCTGTATAACTTAATTTTTCAAATATTCTTTTATCTATTTTTTTAATTGTATTTCTATAACCAAAATTAAAAATATTTTTATGTTTAGGATAATTTATATCTTTATCTAAACAATATATTTCAAATCTAGTTCCACTTGCTTGATATCTTCCTTTTGTAGCTTTTTTTAATTTACCTGTATTTTCATCATAATGCATTATAAATCCGAATTTTTCTAATTCTTTTAACTCTACATTATCTTTTAATTTCAACATATCCTACACCTCTACTTTATAACTATATTGTTCTATTCGTTCTTTTGTTAGTATTGTTTTGATTTGAGTATCTAATATATAATCAGCTTCTAAATTATATCCAATTATTTGATAGCATTCTGTTTCTAAATCAGTTATTGAAGCTCCGTCAAAACATTCTAAATATATTTTATTTTCTTCAATTTTAACTACTGGGTAACCATTTACCAAATCATCTTCTTTTATTAAATCTAATATACTTTTACTTGATTTTAAAATATTATTATTATCCATATATTGATTATATCCAGTAGGACTATCCAATATTATTAATCCACCTTTATTATAAGTTTCATTATATTTTATATCTATTATTTTAGCTATGTATCCTTGTTGTGTTCTTAAATAATCTCCTATTTCCATTTTCACACCTCAATCCCAAATTCATATAGTAATATTTCTTTCTCGTATTTATCTATAAACTCTTGTGCTTGTTCTTGTGTTTTAAAATATATTTTAGTCATATCTCTATAAGAAACTTCACTATCAGTTATTAATTTTTCGCTATAATAACTATAATATATATAGTATTTATCAATACATTCATGTTCCCATTCTCTATTACTGAACTCATAACTATATTCATCTCTTGCATTTAAGTAGTTTCTATATGCTGTTACTTCTTCATGAGTTTTGAATACTTTGTTGTATTTCATTAAATTTCCATCAAACTCATCGTTATTTATATAGCTATCTATACTTCTATCTAAAGCTAAAAAGTAATATTTTTCATCATGTTCTGGAATCCATTTATCTTTTTTATTACTTTTTAATTTCTCTATTTCTTCGCCCATTTCTTTATATTTTATTTCTAATTCTTTTAAATTCATTTCTATTCCTCCTTAATTCTTTCTCTTACAAATTCTATATCTTTATCAGTAAATTTATAATATTTTTTTAACTTTTTTAAATATTTATTTATTGTTTCAACATCATATGTTTTTTTATTACAATAATATACTGCTTCATATTTGAATATAAATCTTCCTATTTTAAAGTGTCTTAAAAACTTGTGTATTATAATTCTAATATTTTTAATCATTCTTATTCCTCCTTATTATTTATTTTTAAATCTAATTTCAATTTTAAATTCAATATATCCGCTATTCCTATTAAATATTTTTCTAAAAGTTGAATCAATATTATAATCTTCTTTATTATCTTTATAATACATATCTATTATTTCATTTATTTTTTTTTGTATTATTTTATCTATATTTTTTAAATTATCTGAATTATATTTAACCAAATATGTATAAAATTTTTCATAATAATTATTTATTTCTTTATATTCTTCTACTTTCATTTTCTATTTCTCCAATTCATTTATTATTTTAATCAACTCTTTTATTTTAGTCTTTGTATTTTCACTTTGCTTTAATCCTTTTAAATGTTTTACTTGCATTTTAAAGTTTTGTAATAGTATATCTCCTACTTTATACATATTTTTACCTTTCTATACTAACAAAAGTTGAATATTTTTTATAGAACTTTAACATTATTGTTCCTGTACAACCTTGTCTTTGTTTTTCTAATGTTAAATATATATTTTCAGTAGCACTTCTTTCAGTATCTGCACTATGTAAAAATATTATATTATCACAGTTTTGTTCTATACTTCCACTTTCTCTTATATTTGCCATTGTTGGTACTTTATTTTCAGCATCTCTATTTAATTGTACTAATATTATTACTGGTATATTCATATCTAAAGCTAAAAGTTTTAATCTTCTACTTATGTCTGCAACTTCTAATTCTCTTGAATTAAATTTTTCTTTACATTTTAATAAAGTTAAATAATCTATTATTAGTACATCTATACTATTTTTTTCTTTTAATTTTATTACTTCAATTTCTAAATCTTCTATAAACCTACTTTTGCAATCTATTTTTAAATTTAATTTTGTTATTTCCTGTGTTATACTTGCTATTTTTATATATTCCTCTTTGTTAATTTGTGCATTTCTTAAAAGTTGTGTGTTTATTCTAGTGTACTGTGAAATTAATCTTTGCATTAGTTGTGTTGAATTCATCTCTAAACTACAAAAATAGACACTTTTATTCTTCTTTGCTATATTGTTACCTATATTTAAAGCTAGTGCTGTTTTGCCTGTTCCTGGTCTCGCTCCGATACAAGTTAACTCTCCATTATGAAGTCCATCGTTTAAATTATCTAAATGATAAAATCCTGTGTATAGACTTTTATCATCTTTTTTATTTGATTGTTCTTCTAGTTCTGTTAATGTTTTTATAAATACTTCATCTATATTTTCAAATGATATTTTATTATTTTCTTGTAAACTATTCAAATCATTTCTTAAATTTCTAATTAAGTCATCTACAACTACATTATTTTCTTTTAAATCTTTTATATTGTTATTTAATATGTTATATGTTTTTGTTTTTCTATAGTGATTTTTTAATAATTCAATATTATATTCTATATTACTACCTACTACAATTAAATCTGTTATATTAATAAGTTCTTTTAAATTACCATTTAACTTTTTAGCTATATTTATTATGTTAATATCTTCTTTGTTTTTATAAGTTTGTTTTATAGCACTAAATATTAATTTATTTTTAGTAGTTTGAAAATAATATTCTTCTATGTTGTTAATATATATATTGTTATCATTGTTAATAAGTAACAATCCAATTATTTGTTCTTCTATAAATTCTATATCCATATTATACCTCTCTTAAATTATTTTCTGTTACCATTGTTAACTTCTGTATTTTAATAGTATCTGTTATTAATTCATCTTCCCAACGTTTTTGATTTAACCAACTTGTAGGTTGTGGTATAAATTCTATGTTACTCCATTGTTTAGATTTTTTAAACAATTCTAATTTACTTAATATGCTTTTAAATAATTCTTCTGATACTTTATTTTTTATAAACCAATCTTCTGTTTTAGACTTATTCTGTTTTTTAGGATATAAATTATAAAACTCTTCAAACTGTTTAATATATATATTATTAGTATTAATAGTATTAGTATCTTTGTTCGGTACTACAGTGCCGACCCCCTCGGTATCAGAATGACGACCCCTCGGTACTACAGTGCCGACCCTCGTCTTTTTTTGCCACATCTTGTAAATAAACTAAACTATCATAATTTATACTATAACCATAATATGAAAAACTTCCACCATTTAAAATATGTTTATGTTTAAGTACATTATTAGCACATAAATTTTTAAATATAACTTTTCTTACTGTATCTTTTTTTAAATTTAATACTGGCAAGTCATCAATTATAGTTTGATAATTAATCCAATAATATATTCCGTCTTTATCAAACATTGTTTTCATTTTTTGAGTTCCTGCAAAATCTACAAACCATCTTAAAACTAATAAGTCATTATTTGTGAGTCCTAATTCAACAGCTCTTATTTGCGAAAATCCATGTACACTATATTTCATTTATTTCGTTCCTTTCTATCTATTAGCATTTTCTTTCATCCATTCTTCTACTTCTTCAATTTTAAATCTTATTGAACCTTGTGGTAGTTTATAGTTAGGCATCCCTTTTTTAACATTTCTTTCTATTGTAATAACACCAACTTTTAAGTAATCAGCAAGT